CAGCAAGGGCGCTGCAGGTCGAGCAGGCGCTGCACGAGTTGTCTGTCCTGCAGCAGGTCGCGGAGGGCCAGCTGCGCGAGGAGCTGACGGCCATTATCGACCGGCTGCGGTTCGCCTACCAGCGGCTCAACGCCGAGCAGGGCCGCACCGCCGGCCTCGGCATCATCCAGCAGCAGCGGGAGTCGATCGCCGCCGCCCAGCTCGAGCTGTCCAGCCTCGGGCTGTCGGGCCAGGAACGCGCCCGGCTGGTCGCGACGATGGAGGCCGAGCAGCGGATCCGCGCTGAGGGGCTCGACGCCAACTCGGCCGAGGCGGCGCAGATCCGCCGGAATGCGTTGGCGATTGCCGAACTCAATATCGAAATCGACCACCAGGGCGAGATCTACCAGGATCTCCGCGACGCTGGCCGACAGGCGTTTAACGACCTCAACGAGATGATCGCGACCAACCAGCTGTCCTGGAAATCGCTTGAAGATGTCGCAACCGGCGTTATCCAAAACATCAACCGGGCCCTGCTTAATCAGGCGACCGCGCCGCTCCAGAGCGGCCTGGACGGCCTGATCGGCAGTCTGGCCGGGTCGCTCGGCAGCATGTTCGGGGGCGGATCGTCGGCGATCGCGGCGGCGGATGTCGCGTCGATGCCGATTTTCCACGCGGGCGGTATCACCGGCGAGCCGGCGCGCGAGACCCGCCGCGTTCCGTTGTCCGCTTGGGCCGGTGCGCCGCGCTACCACGGCGGCGGCATCCTGCCCGGCGAGCAGGCCGTCATCACCCGGTCGGGCGAAGGGATTTTCACGCCGCAGCAGATGGACAATGCCGACCGTTTGTTCCAGGCCCTGGCCAGCCGCCCCGCCGGCGGCGTCACGAATATCATCATCAGCGACCAGGTCGGGGTGCGGGCGCAGGAGACCGGCCGCCGCCGCAATCAGAGCGGTGGCGAAGATATCGAGGTGCTGCTTCAGCGGCAGCAGGGCGCGGCCCTCTCCGATCCGTCCTCGGCGCCGGGGGCGGCGTTGAGCAGCACCTGGGGCGCCCAGCCCTCGCTGATCGGGAGGGGCTGATGCTCATGTGGCCGCAAGAACTGCCCCAGCGCGCAAATTCATCGGATTTCGAAAGTGAGCTTCCCGATGGCATTGAGTGGGCTGAAACGGAAACAGGGCCCGGCAAGTCGCGCCTGGGGACCTGGGCATCTGTCCGTCCGGTGACATGTTCGTTCGACCTGGTGGCCGCACAGATGGCGCGTTTCGATCGATTTTACCGAGAGGAATGCCTGCGCGGATCCCGGGTTTTCGCCTTGCCCGATCAAGAATACGACGGGCTGGGCCTGTGCACGAGCGGCGGCCATCCGCTGCTAACGGCAGGCGGCGCCCAGATCCTCATGCGTCGCTGGTGGCTTGTCCGATTTTCCCGCGATCGTCGTCCCACTCGCCGTCACTTGGGCGGTCCCAACTGGCGGCTCGGCCTTGCCCTGGAGATCATGCCATGAGCGCTCATCCGGACTGGGCAAGCCTCGAAGCCCGCGCAGAGGCTGCAGAGGAGTCCGCAGGCCAAGCCCCGGCGCTGCTGGTCACGCTTTGGCGGCCGGGGCTGCCGGAGGATGAGTGGCTGCGCGTAACCAACCGCCCGGCCCGACGGACCATTGTCGACGGAGAACTGGTCTACACCCTGATCTCCAGGGGGCGCCAGTGGATGTACCTGCCACTATCCTACAAGCGCCCGGTCGCCGGCGCCCCCGCGCAATTGCGGCTCGACATGATCGATAACAGCACCTTGTCAATGCTGCGGTCGGTCCAGCCCAGGACAAGGTGCCGGTTCGAAGTCGTCCAGCTAGCGGCGCCGGACGTTGTCGTGCACACTACCGAGGGGCTTTATGTCACGGCTGCCCCCTGGGACGGATCATCCATCACCCTGACGCTGTCAGGGGCTGTCCTAAACCGCGAGCCCTGGCCGGCGCGGCGCTTCATTCCCTCCCATTTTCCGGGGATGTTCCGATGACCCCGGCCTGGTCAAACCGCTACATCGGGATCCGCTATCGGTGGCGGGCGTCATCCCTGGCCGGCTGCTGCTGTGTCGGCCTTGCCCGGCTGGTCTACTCGGACGAGCTGGCCATCAATGATTTTCCCATCTACGACGAGGCTTCGAAGGCCATTCGAAGCCCCCGTGATCGGGCGTCCGTCGCAGCGGCACTGGGCCATGCGGCCGGGGATTGGCCCTGGCGGCCCGTATCGGCGGCGCAAGCCTTCGATCTGCTGATCTTCGGGGCAGGCGGCATCGACGATCATATTGGTATCGTCGTTGACCCGGCGGCATGCCTTTTCCTTCACATTCGGCCGGGCACGGTTTCAGGGCTTGACGATTACGCCCATGCCCCTTGGCGCGAATTACTGCGCGGGACGTATCGGCACGACAGCATGGGCGGCCAGAATGGCTGAAGGCGCTGTCGTCATCGCCTCGACCCGCTGGGATCCGAGTGACCGAATGGTCCAGACCAGCGCGCCGGACGAATCCATTGCCGCGATCATCGCCCGCGTCCTGCCGGACGCCGACGCTCGCCAACTCGACCGTGCCGAGGTCTGGATTTTCCGGGGTGATGGCACCGGGGAGGCCGTCCAAGTGCCGAGGCACTGGTGGCACCGGGTCTATCCCCACGAGGGCACAATCGTCGACATCCGTATTCCGCCGGGCGGCGGCGACGTGCTGCGGACTGTCCTGCTTCTTGCGGTAATTGTCGTTGCCGCGATAGCGGCGCCCTATCTAGCGCCAGCCTTTCTGACTGCCGCCGTGGGCGCCGGCGCTGCCACCGCCATCGTTCAGGCCGGCCTAGTTATCGCCGGCACAATGCTGGTCAACGCACTCGTGCCGGCGCGGGCCCCAACGCTTGGTTCGGGCCGTCAGGCTTCGCAGACCTACTCGATAGCCGGCACCCAAAACCCCTTCAGCCCCTGGGGCGTTGTACCAGCCCTGCTCGGCCGCCATCGGGTCCCGCTGCCGCGTGTCACTTATCCCATGACGGAGGCGGCGGGCGACGATCAATACGTCCGCGAACTTTACGGGATGATCGGTCCGGTCGAGTGGGAGCCCGACCAGTGGAAAATCGGCTCGACCCTCCTGTCGGATTTCAGCGACGTTGAGTTTCAGGTTGTTGAAAACCACCTTATCGGGGGAATTCCATCGCTCTTTCCCGGGGCGGTCATTGAAGATGCAAGCGACCCGGTAGAGATAACGCATGACGCGGGCCCGGTAATCCGGACATCAGCGACCGACGCCATAGAGCTGTCGGTCGACATTGCTTTCCCCAGGGGCCTCTTCCACTTCAGTGATGGGGGGAACCGCGAAGCCTTATCAGTTGACGTCAAGATCGAGTATCGCAAAGTCGGCGGCGCCAGCTGGATCGACGTCGAGACCCTCACCGTGCAGGACGCCAAAGGCGAGGCCTTCCGCGTGAGCAAGCGGTGGATCGCCGTTGATGGGCCTGCGACCTATGACGTGCGGATCTCGCGCGTCTCGGCCGACCGGACGAGTACACGGGACTATGACCTGATCAGCTGGTCCGCCCTGCGCGCCTTCCGGCCCTATGCGTCGGTGCTGGCGGACTATCCAATGACCCTCGTCGCCTTGAGAATCAAGGCGACCGGGCAGCTCAACGGCCAGGTCGACGGTTTCTCGGGCGTTGGCACCTCAATCGCCCCTGATTGGGACGCCGCCACCTCTACCTGGATCACGCGCCCGACACGCTGGCCCGCCGCGCACCTGCGCCGCGTCGCCATGAGCCACGAAAACGGCAACCCGCTGGCCAGCGACGAGATCGATGAAGCCTCCCTTATCGAGTTCGACGCCTGGTGTCGCGCCAACGGTTTTACCTATGACCGGGTCCACGACTTCGATTCTTCGGTCGAGGATGTTTTTGGCGATATCGCGGCCGCCGGCCGCGCAACATTCCGTCCGTGGAATGGCCGCCGCCAGATCGTCATCGATCGCCCGCAGGATCTTGCCTTCGGGCATATCGGCACTCGCAACAGCCGGGATTTCGCCGGCACGGTGCTTTTTCCGGATATTCCCGATGCCTTCCTCGTGAGGTTCGTGGACGAAAATCAGGATTGGAAACAAACTGAGCGCTTGGTGACGCGTCCGGATCTTCTTGGGCCGGCTCAGAAATTCGAACGACTGGAGTTTCCGGGCGAATGCCAGGCCGACCGGATCTGGAAATCCGCTCGGCGGCGTTTCCGCGAAATCGCGGCCCGAAGCGAAGAATTCAGCCGTGTCCTGGATTGGGAAGAGCTGCGATATCGCCCGGGCCAGTTGGTCTACGCCTCGCATTGGCTGCTCGACCGCGATCACACCTCTGGCCGCATCAAGAGCGTCAGCGGCCCCGCGATCCACTTGGACGAGCCCGTAACAATGGTTGCGGGCCAAAACTACGGCCTGCGCTGGCGCCGCTCGAATTGGGAGTCCGCGACACGCCAGATCGTGACCAGGCCCGGCCGGTCCACCCTCGTGTTCCTGGTGGACGCCGAAGCTCCTCCGGCGGCGGGCGATCTTTTCATGTTCGGCCGGGCGGAACAGGAGGCGCTTGAGCTGATCGTGAAGAGCGTCGTGGCCGGCGACGGAGATTCCGCCCGCCTGACGCTGGTCGCCCACGCCCCCGAAATCAGCGAGGACGATTCGGCGGCCCCACCGCCCTTCATTCCTGATGCGGTGGCGCCGTCGCCAATTGCCGACCTGCCACCATCACTGCCGGTCATCCTCGGGATAGCATCCGGCACGCCGGTCATGCAGTCGCTGGATGATGGCTCAGTCCAGCTGCCGGTGGTTGTGACGATTTCGGCTGGCTCCGGCACCGGCGCGCCGGCCGACATCTACGAGGTCGAGTGGCGGCGCGACAGCGTGCCGCCACTGGGTCTTGGCACCGACCAGGTGCTGGCTGCGACCGGCAAGGCCCGCCGCATCGGCTTTCCCGCCGGCACGGCGCTTTCCGTCAGGGCGCGCGCCCGCAGCCTCTACGGCAAATATTCCGCCTGGACCGATTGGCGCAGCCACATCGTCCAGGCGCGAGATGATTTGCCCCCCGATGTTGCCTCCTTCTCCGTAATTTCGTTGCCTTCCAGCGGTACCCGGCGTTTCACCTGGTCGTTGGCCGCGCCCGCTCCCTCCGACTTGCTGGGCTTCCAGGTCCGGTCGAGGCCGGGCGCCGGGTGGAGTTGGGATGACCTGGTGCCCGTGCACAGCGCCGTGCTGCTGGCCTCGCCCTGGGAGGCCGGTGTACCTCCAACGGCCGGGGCTCACACAATTGGCATCGTAGCCGTCGATACCACCCGCCAGGTCAGCGCCAATCCGCGCCTGGTCGAGGTGGATTTGGGGCCCGCCTACGCCGGCATGATCCTGCAGCGGGTGGAGGCCGGCCTCGGCTGGCCTGGCACAATCGCAGGCGCCTCAGTCACCGCCGGCGGCCTGGTGGCGACAGCACCTGGCCTGCCTTCCGCCCTCATTTACACCCTGCCGCTGATCGATCTGGGCGCGGATATGGATGTCACGGTTTCGGTCACGCCCTATGGCGCGGCCGGGACCGTCTCGATCGAAATGTCCACCGCGCTGGCTGCGGCCTTCCCGACCATGGGGGCCGCCTCACCGCTGGGCGCGGTCTCAGCTCGTTACCTATCCATTTCGATCACGATCAACAACTCGTCTGGTGCCGCCACGCTGAGCGACGCCGTTACAATTGTGGAGGCAAGCTGATGGCTGTTTCTGGCATCCCAACTACCGAAATACCCCTAGCGACCGAACTCACCGAAATCCTCGGCAACACTGTAATCGCTGACGGCGCTGTGGACCTTGGCAGGCTCCCTTTTTCCACCTTCTTGGATTTGGCTGCCCGTGCCTTTGGTCAGCAGGTCGCCACACTGGGCGGCTGGCCGCATGATGATGAGCCGAGCGGCCGCGCAGCAACCGCCGATGGAAATCTTTACGCCGCCCTGTCTTCGGTGCCCGGCGAATGGGCCCGCATCTACCGCCGTGTGACCGGTGGGGTGGCTGGCACATTGATCGCCCGCCTGCCCAAAATCGAGGCCCTCGATGGTAAGGCGGACAAATCGACAATTATTGTCGCGACGGGCTTGGCGACGACATCAGGTACCCTCGGGGCGAGCCCGACGATCGGCGTACCGGCGGCCAGCAGTGCCGCCGCCGTCGTGGGCGTGGACACATCCTCCGCCCTGACGCCGGCATCAGGCGCTGCCTTGGTCGCAGATCGCCTCGTTAAAACAATGCTCACGGCTGCTGCTCGCGCACCAGGCTTTGGGAGCCTTCGCCCACTCGTCATGGACGACGAGGGACGCGTGCACCTGTGGATTTCTCCGGATGGTATTGAGGGGAAATTTGCGCGTCCGGTCAGCGTCAAGGCCCCCGTCACAGGCGGT